CTAAATTACTGGAACTATCTCTGGTAATTTCTATTCCAAGAGTTTATTTGCAAACGTCACACCATTAATTCTAGCATTAGGAGGAGAATAAGAAAGTGGCTTTACCGTTAAACGTATTTAAAACTGTTAATGTGGTTGCTGCTACAAGTGCAACCGAAATCTACACTGCTCCTGTAGGATATACTGGTGTTGTTCTGATGGCTCAGGCAGCAAATATTGATTCAACATCTCACGATGTTACCTTCTCCCACAAGAGAAGTAGCACAGTAACTGAACTTACTAAGTCTACACCCATCCCTGGTAATGATGCTTTGGCAATGGTAACTGGTAGACTTGTTCTTGAACCTGGTGATAAACTGGTATTATCTGCCAGTGATGCTACCAATATAAAAGTTACAGTCAGTATCTTAGAAACATTAAACTAATATAACCCCTAGAAATGTCCAAGTTCCTTAGCGGCAGACAATCCAATCTCAAACTTGGTGTAGCAGGTTACACTGAGAGTAAAACAGTTCTTGAAACAACTGGAAAAGTTGGCATTGGAACTACGGACGCGCAACAGCATTCTTTATTTGTTGTTGGGTCTACAAATATTACTGGTGATACTACGGTTGGTAGTGCCATCACAATGTATGCCTCTTCAGGCATCGTTAGCGCAACCGCCTTCTATGGTGATGGTAGCAACCTTGAGAATACTGGTGCTACCTTATCAGCGGCTGCTGGAACTCAGAGATTAGTTGTTACTAGTCTTACCAGCGGCACAATGGTTGATGCTGCTACTGACAGCGACTTAACTTATAACGCCACTACTGATACTTTAAATGTTGAGAATATTGATGTTGATGGGCATACTGAACTTGATCAGTTAAGAGTTACTGGCGTCTCTACATTTGCTGGTAACGTTGATATTAGTTCTAATGGCAATCTTACTGTTGCTGGTAATCTGATTGTTCAGGGTACTGAAACCCGACTGAATACCACAGTACTTGAAGTAGAAGATATTAATATTGGTATTGCTTCTGTTACTCCAACACTTTCTGACGCAGCACTTGATGGTGCAGGTATCACCATTCACGGAAGCCAGGGTGATAAGACTCTTACCTGGAGCAATGCGAACTCCCGTATGGAGTTCAACACTGATGTAAATGTTGTTAATCTGAAACTTGATGATAATCAGAAGGCAACTTTTGGTGATGGTGATGATCTAAAGATTTTCCATAATGGTTCTGCATCCCTTATCCGACACACAGGAACTGGGAACCTTTTTATCAGTAACGCTGCTGACGACCAGGATGTTATTATCCAGTCAGATGATGGTTCTGGTGGAGAATCTACTTATTTCCGTGCTGATGGTAGTACTGGTGAAGCAGTATTATATCACTATGGTTCTCAGAAATTTGCTACCAAGTCTGATGGTATTGATGTAACAGGACATACTGAGACTGATACATTAAGAGTATCTGGTGTTTCTACATTCCAAGGTAATGTTCACCTTCCTGATAATGTTACGTTAAATATTGGCACTGGTAATGACCTGCAGATTTTTTATAACGGAAATAATAGTAGACTTATTGACAGTAGTGGACAGTTAGTTTATCGATCGCAATCTCATAAATTTAGAAATCAAGCAGGAACTGAAAACTTAGCAGCATTTGCAGCAAATGGTGCAGTAGAACTTTACTACGACAACTCTAAGAAATTTGAAACCACTGGCATCGGTGTTTCAGTTTATGATCACCTGAATGTTGGAACTGGTGTTACTATCTACGGTAACGCTGGTATCGTTAGTGCTATCTCTTTCTATGGTGATGGTTCTAACCTGACCAACACAGGTGCTACCCTGAGTGCAACCAGTGGCACTGAAAGACTGGTTACCACTCAACTCACCAGCGGCACGATGGTCGATGCTGCTACTGATGCAGACCTGACCTTTAATGCTGCAAACAATCTTTTACATACTCCTAAGATTGACGCTGCGGGATTATCTCCAGATGGAACAAACTTTGGTGTTAGTGGATATGTTCCTCTTGCTGATGGTGCTGGTGGATGGTCCTGGGCAAATCTTCAGGGTGCATCTTCTGTAAATACCATTCTGAATGGTTTTACTGTTAGTGAAGAGGGTAATGTAGTTGGTACTGCTGGAAGTATCACACAACTCGACTTCCGTGGTGTCAATGTTCTTGCTAGTGCAGACCCACAACCTAACGGTATTGCAACAGTATCTATTCTTCTCAATCAATCACTTGATTCATTAGATGTCTCTGGAATTTCAACATTCGGTGGACAAATTAGTGTTGGTGGAACAACAGGAACCGATGGTCAATATCTAAGGTCAACTGGTGTTGGTGTTACTTGGGCAGATTTCCCAACACTGAGAACAACTCATACTGAAATTGCTAACGTAGGTGTCACAACATTTAACTTCAATTATAATGCAGATTTCCTTGATGTATTTGTTAATGGTGTTAAGTTAACTCCTACTGAATACACTGCTTCTAATGGTTCTACTGTTACTTTAGCAACTCCAACATTTCAGGATGATGTTATTGAGTTAGTTTCTTACAATGTAGTATCTACTTATCAAGCTGGTGCTGGTTCTACTACTGGAGTTAGTGATGGTGATAAGGGAGACATCATCGTCAGTGGTAGTGGTACTAACTGGCAGATTGATGCTAACACTATTGGACCAAATGAACTTGTTAATACATCAGTAACACCAGGCACTTATAACTTTGCAACTCTTACTGTTGATGCTGATGGTAGACTGACTGCTGCTTCTTCTGGAACTGAAACTCCAGAATCATTCACTGCTGTTGGTATTCAGTCTGGTGGAACACTGGTTGGTACTGCTAAGACAATCAACTTTGCTAATAATCTTACAGCAACTGTTACTGATGGTGTAGCAGAAATTATTTCTACTGGTGGAGGATCTTCTGTTAGTATAAGCACTGTTGCTCCAGGTAGTCCATTAAGTGGTGACCTCTGGTGGAGAAGCACTGATGGTAGAGCATTTATCTATTATCCTGATGGTTCTAGTAATCAGTGGGTAGAGTTCAGCCATGGTGGTGGAACTATTGGAATTAACACTGCTGGAACTTCTACTTTCAATGTAATCTCTGCTAATACCTATCAGGGTATTACTACTTCCATGATCTCTGATTATGGTAATGGTATTTCTGTTAGCGGTACTAACGTAGAAATTTCTTCAAATCCACCAAGTAATCCTTCAGAAGGTGACCTCTGGTGGGATAGTGATGTTGCTAAGGGATACATTTACTATACTGATGGAAATAGTAATCAGTGGGTAGAGTTTAATCCTGCTGGTGGTGGATCTGGTTCTGGTGGTTCTTCTTATACTGACTCTGATGTAGATGCACATCTGAATACGTCAACTGCTTCTACTGGGGAAGTCCTTAGTTGGAATGGTTCAGACTATGATTGGGTTTCTAATGCTGGTGGTGGTAGTATTGCTGGTATCAGTACTACTGGAATATCTTATTTTAATAACATTAATGCTTCTGGAACAATAACTGCGAATAGTTTCAGTGGTATCACCACTTCCATGATCTCTGATTATGGTAATGGTCTTTCTAGTGGTGGATCAACCTTCGCATCTAGAAGTGCTAATGCATATACTGCTACTGCAGGACAAACTACATTTGCTTCGACTTACACAGTTGGATATGTTGATGTATATCTGAATGGTTCTAAACTGACTGGAGACCAATATACTGCTACCAATGGTTCCACGATTGTTTTACTTGAAGGTGCAAGTCTTGGTGATATCGTTGAAGTCATTGGACTCCAAACTACCGCATCTTCTCCTGTAACTAGAAATGCTGAAACACTGACTATTGGTTCAATCGCAAGTGGAATCACTACAACAGGAACGATTACATTACCAAAGACTGGTGTTATGATTTCAATTCACCCTGTCGGTGATGCTTCAGGATGGTTAAGATTATATACTCGCTCTGACCTTGCAGATGCTGACGCATCCAGAGCAAGAACACAGGATCCAAATCCTGGTTCTGGAGTTATTCTTGAAACCATAACTTCAGGAATTAGCACAGTATATCTTTCACCACAAACTATATTTGCTAGTGCGGAAGACACTCCTATAAATACATTTAACTACCGCTTTACCAAAGATGGTACAGCAGGAATCACAACATTTACTTTCAAATATCTGTCCCTGGAGCCCTGATAAATGACCGCAACGATTACAGTAACTACAGCAGATCATAGTTATTATTCAGATCAAGGTGATTTTAGAACTGCAGTGAAAGCAGGTCTTGCTGGTATTGGTGTTACTTCAGGGCAAATTGTGTATGATTCAGGAAATCATGTCATCTGTAAAATCAGCAATGGTTCTGGAACTTATGCAGATAATTATCTAAGATTTAAGCAGAATGGTAATACAACTCGTGCTCATTCTATGCAGATGGGTACTGGATATTCAAGTGGAGTCGATGTAACTGGTGCGGGCACTGAGCAGTCAGGTTTTTATATTCCGAGTGGTACTTACAAGCACAGATATATCAAAGCAGATGATGGGTCATTTGGTGTAGTCCAAGTATTGGATAATACAGATACTTGTTTTGCTTCATATGGTTTTATAAAACCAACCAATACTACTCAAACAGCAGCAGACATTCCTCTTGTTATAGGACTTGGTTCTATTAGGGGTAATAATGTTCAGACAGGAGTTTATGGAGCTGCTTTTGATCCTTCTCCCGCAGATTATATTATCAACTATGGTTATTTGAGATATTGGGATAATACTGGAGGAACATATGTGAGTATAAATTCTCCAGGAAATTTAAGATTACTTTATTCTGCTACAAAAAAAGGAACTAAAACTTTCGGTACTTTAGGGTCAACTATAACTACATGGGGAGGAACTAGTTCTACTAGTCAGGCGTACTTTGGAAATGCTGCTTATTCGGTAAATTATGGATGTCATGATAATATCTCTGGCAATCTTCCAATCATACCTAACCTTCCAGTTATGAGTGGTGGTGTTCCTATTGGATATAACTCAAACTTAGTACTGTGTCCACCAAATCTTAATCCAGGAGATACTATTGTTGTAAGTGCTGGAACTGAAGAATATGTTGTTATTTCTGCTGATGGTATTGCGATTAGGAAGGTATAATAATGGCTAATTATACCAATGTAATAAAGTTAGACTCTTTTCCTTCATTTGAAGTTGACACTGGATATCAACCAGCTATCAGATTAGAAAGTCTTCCTTCTTTTGAAGTATCCACTGGATATCGACCAGCGATGACGATAGAATATTTTGTAGATAATAGACCAAAGAGTGGTCAAATAAATCCAAGGAGATTGTAATGCATACTATTAATCTTTCTAAAAGAATTATTATTGATGGAAAAGTTTTTACTGAATTTTCAGTAAAGTTCTATGGAATACATTATGATGGTAATTGTGTAGTTGCTTCTGGAGGTGAACCAATAGGTTTTACTTTTAGTTGTCCTATCATTGATGACTTGAATGGTGCTGATTTAAGTATTGATGCCTTGAACACTGCGTTCCAAAATTATGTTGAAAATAATTATCCTGAAGACCTCTAAATATAGGTAAACAGTCTAATGGGAAATAAGACTAGAGATACTGGAAACCTAGTTTCAGAAAATAATATATTTGTTGATATTTCCAATGATAGGGTTGGGATTGGTTCAACTCAACCAACTGCAAAATTAAATGTTGTAGGTATTGTATCTGCCACTTCATTTATGGGTGATGGTTCTGCACTGACTGGTGTTGGTGGAACTGTTGCTATCAGTGATAACGCTCCAAGTAGTCCTAATGTAGGAGACCTTTGGTGGGAGAGTGACACTGCTGTTGGGCACATCTATTATAATGATGGTAGCACTTCCCAATGGGTTCAGTTTAACAGTGGTTCTAGTTCTAGTTCCAGTGGTGTTGGAACTTCTAGATTTACTGTATCTAACACCACAGGAAGCATTGGTGCTGGAACAACAGCGGACATTACAATCACTGGAGCGAAAGCATACTCACTGTTCAAGGTTGAGACTTCACACGCTGCTTGGGTAAGACTGTATAGTGATACAACTTCTAGAACCAATGATGCTTCTAGAGCATACACAACTGACCCAACTCCTGGTTCTGGTGTTCTTGCTGAAGTTTATACAACCACTTCTGGTTCTAATACCTTTAAG